AATAAGTTTACCGTCTTCAAGAAATGATACATTCTCTCCCTCTCTGATATTCTGAGAAGATGGTCTGACTCTAAAGAAAGAGTCAATTTGATTAACTCTATGTTCACCAGATTTTGGCATTATGAAGGTCTCTTGTTAGTTTGTCTATAATCTATATTAATATCATTAATATCAATCTTTCCACTGCTGTCAAGTTTTAGAGCTATAGATTGACAGTCTTGATTAATAGTATAGGCATTAATTTCATACTGTGAATTGTTAATGGTTGCTTGTCCACCTGCTGGGTCAGATGCTTGTGTAAAACTTGTACTTCCGTCTAATGCGTATCTTAATGTTAATGTAGAACCAGCTGCTGCATCTCTAGCAGCAACATAAACTTTTTTAACTTTTTTTACTAATCCTGGATTACCAAAATCTATATCTTTGGTAATAATAGTTGTTGCCTTACTTCCAGTATCTCCTGTTAAAAGATTTATTACTTTTGCATTAGCACCAAGAGATACTCCATTATCGTGTTCTATACAATACAAACCATCATAAGATGGTAAAAAATTTGATATACCGTCATAGTCTGGAGATGAAAACGGCTGTATAAAACTCCATCCTTGGGTTTGAAAATCATATACAAATGCATGAGTATCACCTGATGTTGTGTCTTGAACAACATTTAATTGTTTATATTTATTATTATAACCTATAGCTGGATTTTTACCTAATTGATTATTTCTCCATGCTTTATCATCTAAGAATAAACTTAATTCTTTAGGCATAGATGTTCCGTCAAATATATATACACCATCATCATTTACCCAGCATATACCAAACGGTGTTTTACAAACTGACTCTTGCTGTCTACATCCTACTCCATCGTATTCTGCTTCTAAATACCATCCAGCATCAGAAGTAGAGGATACATTTATGACATATAATTTTTTCTGTTTAAACGCTAACAATCTATTTCCTAAGCTATGTAATGCAGTAAATGAATCACCGTCACTAATACCAATGTCTAAGAAATAGCTGTCAGGAAATGTAGAAAATCTATTTACTGGAGAATAATATATTCTATCATCAAATACTTTATTGTTCTTTCTAACATTACCAACCCATGCTCTTCTAGCACATACTGTAGCTGCTTTAAATCCACCATCTGTTCCAAAGTCAATACTTTCTTCATCTTGTGAATATCCATTTATACTTTCGTATGTATCTAAGGATGGATTTACAATATCAAAAGAAACTAAATTTTCATGATTGTCTGTTGCTCCCTCTTGAAGAATAGTATAGTCTTCAAATAAATTTTTTCTTACTCCTTTATAATAATCTACATCTAAAAATAATACCCATCTCCCATTACCGTCTTTTTTCCTAGTGTATACACGAAAACCTTTTTCATTTGTTCTACCTGTAAATGATGTATCTTGTATTCTAACTTTTACTCCAGTAAAATATGCACCAGCAGTAATAGCAAACAAGTCTGATTTTGGTGCTTGAGGTAATGATTCATTGTCTTGTAAATCTACTACGGTATGGCAAAACTCATAAGAACCTGTTTCCCATCCACCAGATGTTACAGATATACTTGTAGATGTACTAACTTTAACTGGAGATGAACCTGCGTGCTCTAATATTCCTGTACCAAATACATCTCTGTCTACAATTAGCTGTACTATATTTTTATCACCTTCTACAGATAAATCTAAATAGTTTACCCCTCTAACTCTCATACCTTCACCATTAATAAATATTATGTGTCCATCAGCAAATTGTCCTGTAGTAAATACACCAGCAAAATCTAAATCAGCTGAAGACATATCTTCTGCTGTTTGTAATTTTAAATAAACAACTTTATCTGTAAGTCTAATATCTGCTGTTGGGTCAGGGTTAGTTTCATTTGGATTTACTGTAGTTCTTAACTCAGTAGAGGTTGCGTCTTTTACAATAGTAGTAAAAGCAGTAGCGTCTATGATTGGGTCTGTAGATAGTATAATGCTAAACTCTCCTGAGCCAGGATTTACTGAACCAGAAGAGCCAAAAGCACTTGACTCTGAAATATCTTCAAATTGATTGCCATCTATTTCTATTTTAGTATTTATATCAGTCCATCCACCTGTAATAGTTGTACCTAATCTTGATGTTTGGTCTACATATACTAGTTTTTTAGGTTCAGCACTGTTTGTTCCGTCTACTACTAATTTATCAGAAACATATAACAAGCCATCTACAAAATAATATACTGGCTGTACAGCACCAGTTACTCCCATATCTATTTCTGCATCTCCAGAAGAGTTTAAAAAAGTAAAATTACCTGTTGAATCAAAATCTCTTCTAAAAAACTGTATAGTTGTATTTCCAGAACTTTTGTCATTAGGAAAACAAATTGCTTGAGTTGGCTGTGTAGCTGTTCCACTTGCATCTAAATTAAACTGAGAATTAAAAATGAAAGCTCCATTTCCTTTTTTAGTATGGATTAAAGGAGAAGCGTTTCCTGTGTGTTTTGCAGTGTTAGTACCACTAGATTCTATTAATCCAGGATTAGATAATACAGCATTTGTAACACTTTGAACCTGATTGGGTGCAATATCCCTAGGAGAGGACTTGGTATTAAGTCCTCCACTAAAATCATTTAATTGTAATGACCTTCTAGGCATCTACTAACACCCACATCCACATTCACAGTTCATATTCTCTCCTTATTTTAAGGCTTTTTTAACTTCAGCCCAGATTTCATCGTCTAATTTATTGTCTGACTTCTTGATGAAATAATCACCAAGTTTTAATAACACAGCTTTTAAGATTTTTTCACTTAATAAACCTGTTAATAATTTACTGATTACTATGTTCATGTTATCTCCTATTCTTTAACATTTCCATCTTCTTCGTGCTTGTCTAATTCTAGAATTTGGATTGTTTCTAGTTTTTGCAGAACTTCTTTTTAGTTGTCCTAATGACCTTGCACAATAAGACTTTCTTCTTTTAGCTGCTTTACTACCTTTTTTTACTTTACCAGTAACAGCAGTTTTTAATTTACTACCAGGGTTAGCTCTTCTGTAAGCAGCTACACCCTTCTTTGTCATTCCAGCACCTTTTTTCGTAGGTCTGTAATTAGCGTTCTTACCTTTAGTAGTTCTTCTTATAGCTTTTGCTTTTTTTCTTGTAGCCATTATTTTCTAATTTCTCTTCTAATGCTGTCTAATATTTCATTTTCTCTAAACTTCATAGATAAATCAGCTTCAAATCTTTTTACTTCTACACCATACTCAAAAATAATAATAGTAGGTACAACTTTAATATTCCATTCTTTTTGAATTACTGCACCGATTTCTTTATTAGATATGTCTACATAAGCAGTATAGCAATTTTCTATTTTTTCTAATGGTATTTTGTTTGCCCAGTTCCAAGAAGCATTGACTTCTATGACTGCACAAAACTCATTTTTGGTTGTTTGAATATCCTCAAAACTATCTAAGTTGACTGATTGTGAGTGCAACCAAGATAGCGACGAGAATAAAGTTAATACCAAGTATGATATAAATCTGTTGTTCATCTGTAAACCTCATTACTTATTATTCATATTAAGTAGAGTTTCGTTAATACTTCTTGTGTCTTCTTTAATGTCATCCACTTTATCTTCTAGTTTCTCTACTTTTTCTTCAGTATTTAGAATAGAGTTACGAATCATTTGGTCTTTTAAATCGTACTCTGTTCTGCTAATTGGAGGTTCTGGTAATTGTTTAGCTTCTTCAATTTCAGCTTGTAAATTAAACCATAAACCAACAATCATAAATATTGTAACACCAATACTGATAAATGTTTCAATACTCAATGTAAATTTGCTGTCTTTACCTATCTCCATTTTATCCCCTTTATCTCATATCAGCTGGAACAATACCTCTTGTACCACCTGTTTTATCATTCTTCTTCATACCAAATTTTCTTAGCCCTTCTTTATAATTAACTAGACATTGTTGTGCTGATGCCATTCTAATCTGTGCTATAGCTGGGTTATTTTCTCTAGCTGCTGCATCCATAAGAGCTTTACCTTTTACATAGTCAATTAACAAAGGCTGTAATGTATTATCTATATCTAGTGTACCTGTAATAGATGATAACTTATCTGGCTCTGCATAAAATGATATTACCATACCATCTGTTATAGTGTTACCTGAACCTAGCTGTACTGGTTTTAGTTTAGTTTCAGCAGTCTCTGATGTACCACCGTCACCTATTTCAGTAGCTATGGCTATTCTATCGCCTTCAATCCACCATACGAATGATGTTGATGGGTCTTTGTATGTACTGCTTACTGCTGCCATGTTATACCTCTGTCCATGTTGTGTTAGCTGATGTTTCGCTATAAAACTGTTTTATTTCCTGATTTGTTAATCTAGGAATTTGTATATATTCACCTGCATCATTTTTAATAGCACATCTAAATACTTTATTTACTGTAATATCTTCATCGTCGTCTATTGCATACCAAAGTCTATTGTTTTGTAAATCTGTTTTAGCATATTCTACTTTTTGCAAAAACTGACCCATATCAATTAACGCTTCATTAATTAAATTTAATATATAGTTTTCTGATGCATCAGGCACTGCCTGTAACACTCTACTATATATTTCTTTACCTGTAAATTCTATTGCAGCCATTATACACCTGCTACCATAACATTAACAGTCGCTTCATCTGTGCCGTTAGTATATGATGCAGCTTTAATTGTTATTGATGCAAGAGCTTCTCCCATTTCCATAGGAATTACTACTGCTTGCCCCTCATCTAGCACTGCAAAATTTTCTCCACTTACGTTTATTGTAACCACACCAGGAGAACCTAACGCACTAACATATTCTACTGCTACAACATGAGCTGTTGTAGGTAAAGCTCCATCGGTTACTGCAGAAGCTTCTGTCCAGTCAGAATTATCTATTCCATCTGCTCCTGAAACATTATCTGCTGCTGAAACAACTGCATTTTTCCAGTAAGCTACATCTGAATCTGTGTATACAGCATTCATTGTATATTTACCACCCCAAGTTCTTGCATCAGCATTGCCGTCTAATTGTTTGTTAGAATAAGTAATACCAGCTTGGTCACCTGCAGAATCACCAACATCTTGTATAATCTGTACAGAAGTATTTACTCTAATTTCGTTTGCCATTATCTACCTTCTTTTTGTTTTTCTATTTCTAGTTTATCTACACCTAATAATCTTAATGCTTCTACAAACTGTCCATTTATTATAGCATATTGTTTTTCATACCAATTATATTCTACAGTAGCTATTTGTAATGCTGACTGAAATTCTTGTACTTTCTGTTGTAAGTTTGCGTTATACTCTTGTACTTCTTTACCTACCTCTGTTCTGTATGAATTTATATCTTGTGAAAACTTTGATAGTTCATTACTATTGTCAGCTATAATTGCTTGCATGGTTTGTATTGCATTCTGTAATGCTAAAGCTTGGTCCTGTGCTTTGTTAGCAACGTCTACTTGTGTTGCTTGTCTTGCATCTTGTTGTGCTTTAGCTAAATCAATTCTTGCTTGTTCAATATTGCTTTGTAAATCGCTGTTATGTTTTTGTACTTCACCTTGTACACTAGCTTGATACTTTGCATTCTCTTTATTGAACTCATTTAATTCGTTTTGTATATTTGCTCTATACTCATCTATTTCTGCTCTTACTTTAGTAGAATAAATGCTTAATTCTTTTTGTGTATTTTGTTGATACTCTTCAACTTCTTTTCTAACATTTTGTGCATACTTTTGTATATCATTAGAATATTCTTGTATTTCTTGTGCTTCTTTAGCAGATGTAAGTTCTGCATCTTTAATAGATTTTTGTAGCTCTGCTCTATAGCTTTCTACACTTTCATTAAAGTTTGCTATTTCATTCTGTATGTTAGCTTGATATTGGTCTACTTCATTATTTAATCTACCAAGCTGTAATTGTGCTAATTCTGTATCTTCATCTGTTTCTAAGAATGTTTCAAACTGAGACATATCTACTGTTAATACAGGTGGAGTAAACTGTGGTACAGCTTGTGAAAAACTTACACTTGCTGCATCTACTGTAATATCAGCTGGTGCACTTGCACTTATACTTAAATCAGGTAATCCTAATGTAGTTAATGTAAGAGTTGGTTTTGTATATGTTGGTGCATTAGTATCTACATCTATCTTGGCTGGTGTTACTCCTAAAGATACTGTAGCCTGAGCTGTGCTTGAAGCGTCTGCATTTGTAGCAGCTGAGTAGCTTACTGTGGTTATTGCTGGACTTACAGGAGCAGTTGCAGATATAGATAAATCACTTACATTCAATGCTGATACAGATGAATGCTTTAAATTCATCAATCTTACTAGTGCATTTCTTGCTGCAAACAACATTACTGCATTATTAGCTTCTTTTGGAAAGTTTTCTACAGAATCGTCATCATAAGTTAGATTAGTTCTATCTTCGTTAATTTTTACTAGTTTACAATCTTCGTCACCACTATTTGTTGGTGCAGTAGGATGGTCAGGTAATACAAACAATTTCTTATTAGAAACATAGTATGCTGGGTCTGTAGCTGTAGCATATTCCATATAATTAGAATCTATTACTCTACCTATTTGGTCAGCATGAACTTCTCTACATGGCTGATATACTACAGGACTTGCAGTAATATCTTCTGCTCTTAAAACGTGAAGTATTTTAGAGTCTTCTACACTTACACCATCTGCTGGATTGTCTGTTCTAATATTTCCACTATGAAATGGTTCTTCTTCAGACATTCTATCTAGCTTAGACATTGGTAAAACATCAATGATTTCTCTAGCTCCAGCTTGTAGCCAGTCGTTTATATAGCCTTGTTTGGTAGCATCTCCTGTACCAAAACCTGTTAATGCATCTATTTGTGTTTCAAAACTAGCCATTACTTACCTTGTCCTCTATATTTTTTCTTATAGTATTTACTACTCATCTTATTTCCAAACTTTGTATTCACGCTTTGACCTTGTCTTGTCTTTTTCTTGCCGTTTGTATTTCTAACTTGTGTTCCAAAACTTGGTCTAGGCATTATCTTCTCTTTCTACTATTTCTTTTTCTAGCAAATGTACGCACATTTGTAGGCTTTCCCCCTACTCCTTGTTTTTTT